TAATGCTTCCTGACATGCCACCGGAAGCTACTAACCTACCCTTTATCTCTACATCCTCGTAGAAAGTGGCTGAGTCAGCATAGATATCATAGTCATTAGCAACTACAGGTAGACGTATGCAATTGGCGTACGGATGTATACTTACATCTAAGTAAGGTCTAAATCTTGCTCCATTCAGGGTGTTTACCCAAAGCGTTGAATCTAGGTGTTGCCCAGCACCTCCGTAGTTTTGCTGAATAGAATCAAGAACATCATCACTCAAGTCACCAGGAGGCGTATTGTCTACCTCGCTTTCCTGAATCTCATTTGAGATACCTGCCTTAAGCCCAAGGATTTGGGTATTGGTTTGATCTACTGGGCGAATCATGACTGGGCGTAAAATCCTGATATAAATATCGGATCTTCATTATCCGTATAGTTACCAACTGATGAGCCGAGATTTTTAATCATAATCTCATCACATGAATTCACTACTGGATATGTTACTGATGCACCTGATATTATATGCTCAAAGTTCAAACTAGTATTATCAAATTTATAAAACAGGAATTGATCCACAATAGAGTCTACGCACTCAGCTCCCACTCTCCACGAGGAGTAACTTAACATTACGCTACTTATATTTGGCTCTGTGCTTGAGTTTATTAACTGTCTGCCCTTCCCTTGGTATGCATACGCCTTGTATAAACCACTTGTTGGTGCAAACACTATTTCCAGTCTTATCTCGTCAGACTCAACCTTAACTGCTGAATCAAACTCTCCATCAGGTGTCTTAATGCCAAAGACTCCATCTTTGGTGTAGATGCCAAGCTTTAAATCCTTGCCGGAATCATACATCCCTAAGCCAACATTTAATCCTCTTGTCCTTGGACGGAATAGGCATGCAATCTTACTGCCATTATTTGCTTCAGGTGCTTGCTTTGTTAATTTACCATTAATAAGAGCAGAACGCCTACCCTGAAGAACTCCCAACACAGGGTTGCGTAATTCGTCATTACGATCGTCAGGCGTAGTTGTTCCATTACCTTCCCAGCCATCTACTCCGTTTACAGATTTACCATCCTCAAAGGGAGCATTGTCAAAATCCCCTAATGTCACCTTCTCCCAAGTCTTAGTAACAGCAATCTCATACTGAGTATTGTTAGTTAGACGAACCTCACTTGCCTCATTGTAAGGTAGTTTAACATATTTATCGTCACACATGACATTGAATGTACCAAACCCAGCAGGCGTATGAGTCACCATCATGCGACCCTGATTGCTTACCAAAACAGGTACCTCAGAGTCTTGGACAGTAGGGTACTTAGGTGGATATCCGTCTTGTTCCCTTAATGTATTCATTTCTTCAGTAAGTTGTAGATTTTAATGGCCGTCCAAACGCATGTAAGGAAAAGCAAGCTAATAGAAAGAATGGTCTCTATATTGGTAAGGGATACTATTCCTATCACCCCGCCATTGACCCCGAGGACTGGAGTAAATTCATTCATAAACTCCTTCACTTAGCTTTCTTTCTTGGTTTTGACTTTGGCTTTTCCTCTATTGGTCTGACTTCAATTTCCTCAACTTCCACAAACTCCGCATCCACTGCCTTTTCTTTGTATTCTGCGTGAACTGGTTTGGTCGGATCGATAGAGGTTTGAATTACCTTTAGGTTGGGATTCTCTCTCTTTTTTTTTATAATCTCATCATAGAATTTCTTATCTACTTCTACGATACCTGGATTTTCTTCAATTAAAAGAGGTGCGAGGGAATCGGTTGTTTCCAGAACACCAACCCAGTCAATGTTTGAACTGCCTGGAATTTATAAAAGTTTTTCGTACCTTTGGCTTTATACTCCTGAGTTGCGTTACTCGTATATAAATATTTCATATTGATTGAAAAAAGAAGGGGAGTACCGCAGATGCAGTACCCCCCTCCAATTTGGAACTTAGGAACTAGAAGGGGTTAGGCAGTCACCGTTGGCTCTTCAGCACTAAAGTTCTGAATAACCAAGTGACGCTGAGGGCGGTCAATCATGGTTGTCCAGGTAGTAGAGCGAAGTGAGTACTCCTTAATTACTGCATTCATCCGGCAACGATAAGCGTCCATGACTTCAGGTGCTGGGTTTTTGCGGGTAACCGAATTGGTTCCTGCAACTCCAACACGAATGTCAGACCAATCAAGCGCCCATAAGGTGCGTGAGCGGGACTGGAAGTCATCATTGGTGCCATCACTGGTAGGTGTAGCTGAAATTAAGTCATCGAAGTACTGGTCGTGGAACACAGCCAACTGAATACCAACTTCAGGAATGTCATACTTATTGTAATTGAAAAGCATGATTCCGTCGTGGGTAACCTTTTGGTTGATGTCAACATTACGAGTAACTTCCCAGTTGTACTTCGTTCTGTAGTACTGATTCATCACAGTGAAGATGTTATTCGCAGTGATGCGGTCAGTCATAACATCGATTACCGAGATAGAATCACCATCAGCTTCACGATTCCGCTTAAGGTAGTAAAGCTGCTGGAACAAGTAATCCAAGTCAAGTTTTTGACCCTGACGATCAACAATGCGGTTAGCATCTTTAAGCTGCGTGTGAAGACCAAGTGCGTTTGCCTTGTACTCAAGAACACAGTCAGAGCCGTAAGAAGCAGAACCATCACGAGCACCTTCAGGATCAACCACATTCGGAAGATTCATGTAAGTCTCAGGAGTCTGATTCTCATTGATACGCTGACCATACCATACTGAACGCATCCATGCTTCGTCAGAAAGCTGACTTGCACGTTTGTTTTGCTCAGCGATTGGTTGATATACAAAGTTCTGCAAGAATGGATTCACCTTGCCGGACATAATGCTATCCAAGGTAGCTTTGTACTGGTCATCAACGATACGAGATTCACGAGTAGTCTGTAACCAATTTACGATGAGTTGGTTGGACAGATCGGAAGGCTGGTTGTGACACCATTCCTCGTAATCGTTTACCGAGTTAGCACCAGTTTGAACAACACCGACTCCGAATTGATAAGCTTCTTTATCTTCTGCACTCAGGGCATTGTATGCACCAGCAGTGATATTTGGCTCAAGTGTAAGAGTAGCTTTTGTTCCACCAGATGTGGTTGCGTCTACGCTAGAAACAATTGTGTATACCAAATCTTTAGCAATCTTGGTGCTTACATCCCATGAACTCACGAGAACAGTGCTACCAGGAAGGAAGTAACGATTGATAAGTTTAATGTCAGTGGCCCATGGGGACTCTCCTACATCTACGGTACACTCCCAAAGTCCTGGGTGGTTTCCACCTTGTCCTGCAACTGCAGAAGCTTGTCCTCCAGAACCAGCAAAGTAATTACTGTTAATATAGGAACGCTGACGACGCTGAATGTAAGGAAGAATAAGAGATTGAGTCTCTACTTTCTGTTGGTTCAACAAAGGCTTAATGTTCGTGATGCTACTGCGGAGCAATGTAGGAAGTCCTTTTTCTTGGACACCTAAAATTTTTGCTTCAGCTGCAGATGCGATTACACGAGCCAAGTCAATTTCCTTATTTGATAGACCTTCGAACTCAGCCGGAGTCATACCTTTAATGGAAGCGTTAGTAAGTGTGCAACCAGTAGAGCTATCTACCTTCACGATCCTTGGTAGGAATTTTCCTTCCGAAGAAATCGCGCCGGGTGCTTTTACTAAAGTTCCATCAGCAGATGCCTGTGGTTGCGCTAGTTGCGAGTTATCATATGGATTTGCCATGTTATTTATTGTGTTAAATGATCTATATTATTAGGTCAGTACACTTAAAATAACGGCCAAACACGCTACTCAGTGAAATTTCTTACTTTTTTCTAAATTTTTTTCAAAATAGTACTTTTTAGAATTTCTTTTTCTTTTTAAAATTAAGTTTTACAACCTAAAATCAGAGTCCTAATGCAGATAGTACTGGGTTCTTTTCTTCGGTACTTTGCTTTGGTGAAGAAAGCACATGCCCTTCTCTTGGAGCGGGTCTTATTGGCTTAGGTGTACTCGCAACAGGCTGACTAGTAGGAACTTGTGAGTTTCTTGTGTAACCTGATTTTCTCAGCTTTTCCTCAAATGCATTTATTTCATTATTTATATGAGCACCAGCTTTCTCGTTAGCGTAGTCAACGATTTCATCAGGAGTAAGGGTATAGACCTTATTTTTCTCCACTGCGGTCATTTGGTTGTACTGATTAATGTTTACGAACTTTTTGCCGTCTCTAGGTGGCATTGTTGACTCTAGTTGGTCAATCCACCTAGCTAATCTCGCATGATCGGGATTCCCTTGGTCAAATTGTGTCAGTCCGTTTGCAATTTCATGAAATGCAAACATTGCGGTCTGATGAGCCGTAACAATGCGATTTACAATTTCATACTCTACCGGATTTGCCTCGTATGCCGCCTCAACCCCTTTGGAATCTATAAGTTCCTTCATTCGCTTAGGAATCAAATTTTTAATATCAGACATTGTTTTGCTTTTAAGCTCAGCAACCTTTGGCTCAATCTTCTGCTTTCTCTGTTCCTCTTTAAGCCTGTTCAACTCAGGTCGCAACTCTTCCATTGCCTCTTGCTTGGCTAAGGTTCTGGTGCGTTTCTCTACCACTTTCTCAAGGTCTTCCTGAGAGAACTTAGGCTTCTTTCTGTTTAGGAAGTTTTGATAATCGTAATCAGAGTCATCCAAGGAAGCGTTAGGGTCTTCATTTATCCTGGCTTCAATGTATTCCTTTTGTGCCTTGAAAAACTCCAGGTACTCCTTTCGCTTACCCTTATACTCATCGAAGTTACCTTCAGCAAAGTCGATCAGTTCTAGTCTGCTCTTCTGATCCTCTGTCAGCCACCCAAGGTCTTCTTCTTCCTTTTGCTCAGGTTTCGCCTCTGGCTCAGGTTCTGGTTCAGGTTCAGGTTCGGATTTAGCTTCAGGTTCACTGCCTTCAAAAAGTGCCTTATCGACCGCACTTAACTTTTCCGGTTCTGATTCCTGTTTTTCCTCTACTACTTCTTGAGTTTCGGTAGCAACTGCATCCTGAGACTGCTCAATCGCATCACTTAATCCGTAAACATTTAAATCCTCAGTTTGTTGCTCTTCAACCTCCTCTTCTTTGGCTGGCTCTTCTGCCGCCTCAAATAGTGCGTTGATTAGTGAGCTTCCTACATTCTCTTCCTGTTGTTCCTGTTCCTGTTCCATAGTTATCTATTTGGTGGTTGTACTCCCGCCACTTCTTGAGGTGGCATTCCTGGTTGAAATTGTCCCTGCTGAGGTCTTTGAATTTGGGGTGTAGGTTGTTGAGCCAAAGCACCCTTAATTGTCTGAACCTCTTTATTCATACCTTCTAGAATTTGTGTAATTTGAGGAACAGTCTGCTTGAGTTGCTCCACGAATTGCGAGTTAGCAAGAGATAGATCCTCTTGAGTGTCAGTTTCCACATTGAGGTCATAAGCTGCACCTGAGAGACGGAATATTTCATTCATAATCTCAAGAACCTTCTCAGTACCTACTGCTTGCATAATTGGCTGAACGGAAACTATCTGTTGAAGCAATCCGGCTAGAGTCTGTGCAGATTGTGTATTAACTGCCCTTTCTGCTCCATCCCTCGAGGAGAAGTTATACTCGTGCATGAGTATATCAGGTGTTCCTATCACGGTTCTCTTAGCCTGTGGGTTTAACTGACTATCCTCCATTCCATAGCTTGCCTCCTTAAACCCTGCATTCTTTACTATTTCCTTAGTGTACCTACCTTGCACAGGAACCTGGAACTCCTCATCGCTACAGGAGACTAAATGCTCAAATAACATCTTCTTTGCTCCTGCACGAAGTTCGTCAATGCCTTCTGATATAAATGAATAGATTGCTTGTGTGGTAGTTGCTATCTCTGATACTTCAGTAGCAGATATCTCACGAGGAGCAGGTTGCCCCAGTTCCTGTGGCGATAAGATAAGCAATCTTTCAACTAGGTTTAGCAGTTGAGTAGTGGACTGAATCGCTTGATTTACTGATGCCGCCATATCGCTTTGCACCTCTACTACTGAAACAAAGTCTTTTGCATTTAAACCTAAGTCTGCAATCTTGGCACCAGAGTAGAATAACGCATGCGGAGTGGTGTAAAGCGAACCTTCAGAGAATGAGTCCTGTATGTATGCTTTAGCTTCCTCGTCTAGTGCATCCTGATCTATAGCAAAGATTTTCATCATGCTAATTTTCATATCATGAAGCATCTTGTTCATGATGTTGTTCATTTGATCCTGGAATGGCATCAATTCGTGAGCAACTGAGCAATTTACCATCCTTGCGTCGTTCTGATTCAACCCACCATATATAGCCGGAATACTAGGCAGAAATTCTGCATGAAGGATTGTGTTGTCACTAGCGACCACCATCTTAATCCAAACATCATGCGGATAATCCCCTATCCCCTCTTCGGCTGGATTAATTCTAGCAAAAAAGTTTGTAAGGAATATTCCCTTATCTTCATCCTCTGAGCCGTAAACACCAGTGTTTGATGTTCTGTCATTCTTCATTGCCCACTCAGACTTACGATTAGGAAACCTCATGGTTTCTGGAGACATGTAGTAACTAAAGAACTCTTTATATGAGTCGTATGCACCAAACAGGTTGGTGTTAAATGAGATGTCGTCCGTATTCCAGTAATTAGGATTATCAGCAATCTCTGAATATTTTATCACATCCCAGTACCCAACCCAATCAGGGCCATTGTCTGTATTGATATCAGCAAGAGGTTTAGACTGGTCATGCATCACCCTTGTTGGGTGGGGCTTAAAGTAACTCACCCCTTCTTTACATACATAACTTTCAATACCCTCGCTCTTGTTCTTATTCTCTCTCCATGTTGTCGAGCGACTCCATGCACTCTCCGGGAACATTACGACAAACCCATACATAAACATATCTCTTATGCCTTGGGCAAATAAGTGCCTGTAGTTATACTGGTCGCACATTATCTCGACCCTTTGACTCAATGCATCAGCACGCAACTTATCCTCTGAGGATGTGCCACGAGGTTCATACTTAAAGTAAGGAAATAAATTACTAAACCTTGATACTTGGGCAGCTACCCTTCTTGTTACATACGACCTAATAATATTAACACTAACTTCGTATAGCCTAAGTAGGTTAATTTTCTTTAAATTATTCTCCTCATCGTACTCACAGAACTGATCTGCAGTCCCTAATCCCTCGAGGGACTCTGCTGTTTCCTCAATTGATATCTTTCCCTGAGCGTACTGCAGTAAAGGTATTGTGGATTTATTGATCGGCAAACTGTCCCAAGCTAAATCAACTGACATAAACAAGTTGCTATGCTTTGCAGAGTGAAAGATTCCCTGCCTGACTCGTGACTCCACTAAGTCCTCAAACTTTGCTCGGATTCTGAAATTATCGGTAGACTCATCTGTCTCCGTAAATATCTCCCTAAGCCTATCGTGCGTGCACCCGAACCTCTTTAGAATGTCTAGATTTACCATTTTTTAATGCCCCTGATAATACATTTGGAATGGTGTCATCCACATACTCCCCGATCAGGAAGTCCTCCAAAATAGTTAATAGAATACAAGCAGGGTGAAATATCCTTCTGCTTGCAAGTTGTCTGAAAAAAGTATCCTCGTTTATTCCAAGAAGTGCCGATAGTTCCTGTTCCGTAATTCGAAGAAAACCGCACAGTCTCTTTACCCTTCGTTCGTTCCATTTGTCCTGTAATCCTAGCTTCTGGTAATATATCTGTATCGCCAGTACCGACGGAGAATCACTCATTAACCATACTTCTTAACACGCCACCAGGTATCTCGGACTCAGGCTCCAACTCCTCATCCAAGTCCGCTTGCTCGTTGGCATTGTTTTGGTCATCTATATCTGATGACATTCTGCGAACTTCATCCACAGGCATTCTTATTGTGCCAGCAATACGTTTGGCTGATTTTTCAGAAATTAGTACCTGTACAGTCACTTCGACTGTTTGCCCCTCACTGACTTCATCGAATGCATTTTGAGTAGCTTCATCGTCAGTTATATCTAGTAATATCGTGTTAGCCATATAACGAATCTAATATTTTAGGTCATAAAATCAAACATTAATTTGCATTATCTCAGTTTTGGAACCGACTTGGGTCAAGTTACCTGGTCCTGCATCATAAGTCAGAATCGGATATGTCATGGCATCATGAGCGTGAACATAAATACTACGCTTAGGCTTGAAGCCAATATTAGGGTCATATTTACCTTTTTCTTGCTCCGAGACTAGATTGAAAAACATTTTTCTCAGGTGTGTACAAGAGCCGGAAAGGATAAATTCTTCATTCTGTAGTTTTGCAACCAATAACCTGACCCTAGCCTCAACTGATCCTGCAAACTTTGGTGCTGCTTTCAGTCTTATTGGATCAAGACCATCAAAATGTTCTACCCTGTTTCTGGATATATGCTCGATATCTTTAACATCATAACTGCCTGTCTTTGCCCTATACTGATTAAATGCCGAGTTATCGGATATATGGATGTATCTAAACTGATTATCACATTCCTTGTTCCAGAAAAGCATTCTCCTCATAACTTCAGGGACTAGTACGGTATAAGGAACATGCTCATTAATTCTTACAATTTCATCAAACACCAACCACACAGACTTACCCTTCATGACGATATTCTGCATAAATATTATGGCATTATTGACGGAACCAGGGTCCCACCCACACACTATTGGGTAATTCTTAGATGGTATCAACCTCTCCTTTTCACTACCCATGACATGCACCCCCTCGACAAAATATGGCTTGTAGATAGCTGATCCTGATGGTCGATCAATCCACTCCCCACGAACCATCCGTGCTTCCTCGATTGGATCGGATGATACTGCCTCCATAATTCGGTCATAATAACCAGGGGGTAAGTGCTTTAAGTTATCCTCAATCTTTAGATGCCTGACAAAGTAATCTGGGTTATACTCACCATCATCATTGTAGGGTTTCTCGAAAAATCTCTTATACACCCAGTGACTCGGTCCATCAGGGTTGCAGGCGGAGGTGTACTGCATGGGTGAGTCGATACCGGGTCTTCGACCTAACTGCTGTACCACCGCATCGAAATAGTCAGGTGTATCCAAGTTGGTCAACTCGTCAACGAATACATAACTTGGCTCAAAACCTTTAATCCTGTCTTTGATGAATGCACCATAAGGGACGGAGATGAGCACTACCCTGCTGGTTCCACCGAACCTATTGCCTACATCTATATATAAGTTCTTTTGGGAGTCTTGTCTCTCTCCTGATATATGCATGCCTATCCCTTCTTCCCAAAGGGGCATAATTTCAGTCTGCAACTTATGCCACACACCACCCATAGTCGCCTGCGACCTAATACCCACAATAATTACCGCAAGTGCATTGAAATTCTCCCATAAGTGCCTAACCAACTTATGCCCACCTAGAATGTAGGTCTTCCCTGTTCCACGCTCACCATAAGCAAGTAAGTAAAGAGCCGAACTGTCGAACATCTCTTGTTGGGTTGGTGTCAGGTCAGGAGTCCACGGAGGAGTATCCTCCGCTTTCCCTTCATTTACTGCCTGACCTAGCCTTTCGGCGAGTAGGTCTTTATCAAGCTTGGTTGGCATAATTGTAAAATAGTGCGAATACTACTCTAGATTCCTCAAACTCGTTAGGATACTTGCTGTGAAAATAGTTAGCCGGGTAAAGCAATAGTCTATTCGCCTTATGACCAATTACACTCTTTAGTGTCCACCTACTTTTATCGTCACACTCCGATAAAACATTATTATAGTCTTCGCTATCAATACCACCATCAAAACTATCCCCTCTCTCCTTATGTTCCCAAAAAGCTGTCCCATTTAAGCCCATACCCTCAATCTCCTTCGATATGTACAAGACTGCTGCCCTTTCTGGGGTTTTGCCCTCAACTATTGCATCATTATGGATTCTCCAGGTATTGTCCTGTCCTTTTTTTGCCTCCCTAAAGAAACCTAATATAGGAGATATTACTCTATTTTCTATGCGGCATATAGAAGAGCATACATAATCCATAAACTGTGGACTCGGGCGCTTTACCCAGAAGGCGGCATCATGCACATCCACCTTATTGAATGAATCAGTGTCGGATTGCAGACCCTTTAGTAGATATGGGTCTAAGAAATCATCAATTACTATTATCATCTGCTTCCTCTTTTAGTTTCTGTAGATTCTTCAAAGGTTGGAATCCGGCCTTCTTCTTTGACTTGGATTGCTCCTCGTTGTGCATCTTCAGCATTATATTAATGCCGGAAAGTGACCTATCGTAACCTTTTCCGATTTCAGCCGAAACCTGTGTGAGGCATTTGATGTACTGAATCTTCATCTCAGGATCCATTTCCGAACCATCTAAGTCCTTTTTTAAATCCTGAGAGACTTCATACAGTTGCATGTTTTGCTGAATATTTAAACTGAGGTAACCTTTTAAGGCTTCAACCATTAATAGTCCTGTATGCTTCTCAAACTTCTCGAAAGCAGTTATTGAACTAATCGTATCATCAGATAAACCTAGATTCTTTAACCCTTTAATGTATTCACCCTGTGGTTTAAGTGCGGCAACCACTTCAGGTTCGGTCATAGGTTTATCTTCGGTTCTGGTTAAAAGCTCAACAGGCTTCGGGATTGGTCCACCCACCTGAGTTTCAGTATAAAGTGCTTTTAGTTTCTCTGATTTACCAATTATTCTGTGAAGATGGTTTGTGGTGATACCGAGTGACTTTGCTGCTTCTGGCTTATTCATGCTCGCCTTCTTCATGGCAGCACCAACCATCTCATCGCTTATTGCTTTTTCTCTAGGCATTTTTCTTGGAATAATTTAACCAAAGGAAGAAATGTGGTCTTCCAGTGAGCGTGGTTTTTTAAGTACATAAACTGAGGATTACTTCTCATGTAAGCCCCAGCCCCATTTCGATCTTGTGCAGACAGTGGATCAAACCCACAACCCCTACAAAAGGCACGAGCAGTACCAATTGACACAGAGTCCCATGACTCCGAATTAGCTACTGCCCGAACCTCAAGAGTTGTTAGACCTTCACTTTGTATTGCCACTTCTTGATCAGATAGAGCACGAACCGCCCTACCTCGGGACTTCTTCCTCGCTAGACAACGAACTAGCGGAGGAGGAAATTGTGCGAGTTTATCCCAAATGTTCATCTTTCTTATAAGCCCAATCTATTACCTTCTTGTAAATGAACTTCATTATTTTATTGCCTGGTGTTACGGAAGCCACAACCATCCTTTGTTTTCTTCCAGCCTTCGTTCCAAGAATTATGTACTCGTCAAAGAATTCACTTAACTTTCCATCTACTGCGTCTTGCAGGACTTCACTATCTTGTTTTTCCATATTAAAAGCTAAAACAATTTTTGTTTATAAATCAAGACCTTTGGCACAAATTGGCACAAATACCCCTAAACCCTAGTGTTTATGCGACCTATTACAGTGTCTGAAAATCCTTGTGTCCCCAGTTCGATTCTGGGTTTCGCCACCACTCTTTACAACACCTCAGACCACTAAACATCAAGGGTCTGGGGTGTTTTTTTGTGTTGACTAGTGTTTCCTAGTTATGCGAAAAAGTTGGCACAAACTTGGCACACAGGGGGTTTTTGGCATGGATTGGCACACGATTTGGCACAAATGATTGATGTAAAATTTAGTAATTCTAGGAAAAAAAGCGGACATTCCCCGTGGATGGTGGAGATAAAAATAGGAAAAAGAAAAAGAAAATACTTTCCTACGCGCGAGAAAGCGTACGCTTATAGAAAGGAAATACTCAAACCTTTCCTTGATGGTACTGACGAAGACTCACCAGTTGAGCAAATAAGGGTATCAACTGTATTTAAAAAGCATATTGATAAGTTAACAAAACGAGGGGCAAGACCCGAGACTATCACGAGCCGTAGAATGAAATGCAGTACATTCATAAAAAGAATGAATGATCCTTGTTTATCTGAAGTCACACGTCAGGATTTCAAGGATTATATACTTCAATATGGACAGACGGAGAAGACCAGGTTGTCCATCAGGTCGGAAGTTGGTGCACTTTTAAATTGGGCATTTGAGCACGATTATACCACCACAAATTACTACAAGGTAACATGGGACGCATACCTAGAGGATGAGAAATTAATTGGCATACTGACCCCGCAGGAAGCCGAAGAACTAATGGAGGCGATTCCTGACGGATACAAAGTTGCTATGGCATTATGCCTGTTTGCCGGAATCCGTCCTTATGAGATTCCACGAATCAGGTGGGATAACATTTATACTGAAAAGAAGTTGATAATTATTGAAGGAACACAGGCTAAGACACGCAGGAATCGTAAGCTTACCGACCTGCCCGACAATTTAATGAAATGGATTGAAGTATGGAAACCCAATGCAATGGGTGAAAGGGGGCCAATTAATACTTATCGGGTATTTGCAAAAAAAAGAAAACAGGCATGCAGGGATGTAGGCATCCTTTACCCACATGATGGTGCTAGGCACTCCTTTGGCACCTATGGGTACTATGTTGGGGGGAAAGCGTGGGCAATGAGATGTATGGGGCACAACAATCAAACTACATATGACCAGTATTACTTGAACACTGGTATTGGCCCAGAGGAAGCTAAGCAATACTTCTCTATTTAACCACCCACTTTAATTTATTGTTATCCCAGATTATTCCCTGTTCCCCTAACTTATAGTATGACCTTAGACCTATTTGGGTACTGTCATCTAAATCAAATAATCGATGGTTAGTCAAAAACATCCATAAGGATAATATTGCAATCGTAAAAAAGCACCCAAGACAAAACATATACCGTGCTGATTTCGTATTTTTGTAATCAACAGACTTAATCGGTGTATCGAATTTAACTTTATGCACTTCTTCCTCGAGGCTTATTCTTACTTCGCAGTTATCGCAGGGCAGTTTTTTCATTAATATTAATTATTTTTTCTTCGTTTGTTTGTTTAATCCCCACGCAAACCTGTCGATCTGCATGGCGGGAGGAGGGTTAATTTGTTTTACCTCGTGCATGTAATGCTCGATGGCATGTGCAACAATTTGAGCCATTGATTTGTCAGTTATCTCGCATAAGACTGCTAATTCACGAGCGATATCCGATGGTATCCTCGTGTTTAATCCAGTCCACTCCTTATTTTTTGTCATATTTAGTTTTAAAAGTATTACACCCGTGTGTGTATGTAAGTGTATTATAGTGTTCAACCTGTCAACACTTTTAATAATAAAATGTTAAATTATATACAATTTTACAATTATTTTTCATATCTTAAAATATTGTGTTGCAAAGTGTTGCACGAGATATTTTGATGATTTCCATGACAGAAAAAAAAATAGTTAAGGAAGACCTAATCAGCCTTAGTGAAGCCTCCCAACTCCTCGGCTTGTCTTCATTTAGACGAGTAAATGCGATGATAAAAAGAGGTAAGCTAAAGGCTTATAAGATGCCTATGTATGAAAAAAGAAAGTTCGTATCTAGGGAAGAAGTTAATGCACTGGTAGAAGTTGAGGAGGTAAGTTATGGATCTTGCTAAATTAAGTAGCCCAACCCCAAAATCACGTATCAAGACCAAGCCCGGTAAGGGTGGAGGTAAAAGCCTAGATTATGTAGATGCTAGATTCTGCATGGACAGGCTCGATGAATCCGTTGGACCGATGAATTGGAGAAATGAGTACAAAGAGGTTTGTGGTCAATTAGTCTGCGGTGTTTCGATATTTGATACTCAAATAAATGATTGGGTGACAAAATGGGATGTCGGTACGGAATCTAATTTTGAAGCCGAAAAGGGACACTTCAGTGATGCCTTCAAGAGGGCATGTGTACATTGGGGTATAGGCAGAGATTTGTATGGAGAAGTAGGTAGTTCTCTAGGTTTGCAGGATGGGGGTGACGAAAGTTCTGTTGGGGTAGCAGAGTCAGTAGCACCCCCTCCTGTTTTAGCCGTGGATGACTGGGAAGGTGTTCAGATTCATTTCGGTAAAAATACAGGCGTTCCCCTTGGTAAGTTAAAGCCAAATCAACTGGAATGGTATCAGACTAAATGGTCTCTAGGAGATAAACCATCGGACGACGATTTATTACTCAGAAAAGCATTGGATAAATCCATGAAAAAAGGAGGTACTAAAGATGGGTTCGGAGGATGAGAGAGAAGGCTTACCATCTGCGTCAGGTATTGAGCAGATGAAGCTATGTCCTGGTTCTTGGAACTATCAAAAATTATTTCCTAACTCAGGTAGTGCAAGTGCGAGTGAAGGCACGGTTAGGCATGACCTAATAGAACAGGTCATAAGAGGCGACATTGAACTAGATTCGATTACTGATGAACAACAACATGAATGCACGAAAAGAGCACTGTATTTACTTGAAAAAGTGGAGGCAGAAATTTGTGTGAGCGAACACAAGAATCAGTGGTTGGAAAAAAGATTATGGCTAAACCAAAACGAGGATAAGCTTTATTCAGCTAAGTACGACCTTCTTAGGCAGTACGATAATGGTGTTTACCTCCTAGTTGACTGGAAGACTCTCTATGGTGACCATACGCCTGCTCCTGATAATATTCAGCTATTGGCTCAAGCATTAGCAGTTTACCGGAATAGCGAAGGAGTTAAGAAAATGTATTGTGCTCTAGTAGAGCCGTTCCCCTCCCCTAGTTACTCATTGGTGGAATACTCCACCGATAGGTTAGAGCAGCTTGAATCTCTAGTGGTTTCAATCATTGAGGAAGCTAATAAAACCACCGCCCAAAAGGTGGTGGGGCTAAAGCAGTGTAAATTCTGCGATGGATTGGCTCATTGCGATGAGGTGGCACATACCATTCAAGAGGAAGCATTATCGGTTATACAGCCAGATGAGGAGGAATACTGCAATGAAGTCGATATCAATTGGTCACTAGAAGTTGCCTTGCTTGCCGAGAAGTGGGCTAAAGCAGTCAAGGAAAGAGCCAGGGATTATATCAGTGATGGTAATGAGGTTGACGGATGGAAACTACGATCAAGTGGGAATGTAAAATCAATAAGTGATGCCAACTTGTGTGCGGAAAGAATAACCGACACCAACCAACTCGGTTGGGCTGAAATCCTGTCCGCATCTAGCATTTCATGGACAAAGCTACTCAAGGTTTGGATGAAAAAGAGAAATGAAAGTGGCGCCACATTGAAAAGAAGTGATGCAGTAGCTGAACTGGAATTAATCTTAAAGGATGTGCTGACTGAAAAGCCAAAAGCACAGTCACTTGTGAAGTCAAAATGAAAGGCGGGGAATGGATCAGTTTCACGATACCAAAAAGAGTACCAAGTCTAAACCAACTACTAAGGTGGGGACCATGGGAGAGACTAAAGGAAAAGAAGGCAATGAACAAGGAAGTGGGCCTCGCCATCATGTCAGAATTAGAAGCTATCGAGTCAGAATGCTCGATATCGACAACCTGTATGGCGGGTGCAAGCATCTCATTGATTCGCTCAGGATTGCGAGAATTATTCCTGACGACGACCCAACGAGCATCACCCTCGAAGTCTCGCAAGAAAAGGTCAAAGGGTACAAGAGCGAGAAGACAGAAGTGGAGGTAAAATGTGTGTGAAAGGAATAGGTTCACAATCCGAACTTCTGATGAAATCATCAGTAGGATCGAAGCTTTGGCGGGCATATCGGGCGAGTCGAAGAATAGTGTGGCAAATGTTTTACTTGCCTTGCAATTGGGTGGTGTCACATGTGGCGCCACATCTAAAAAAGCAAAAGGTGGAGCAAACACTGCGGAAGCTCAGGAAACTAGCGTGGTTCACGATAATGGGGATGATGATTCTTCTGAAAAAAGTGGCGCCACTTCTGAAAACAAAAACA